GTCTCCGTACTGCCAAACCAAAAATAAAAATAGGGGGGCTATTCCATTTTTCTTTTGTCTATCGGCTGTCCCTCCGCATCGAATCCACAGCAGCATCCCTTCCGTTGGACGAAGTGTCCTTCTTCCTCATCGTGGCAAGGCTTGCAGACATATTGCAGGTTGTCAAAGGACAGCGTGATGTTTGGGTCTGTGATGTTCGTCGGTGTCAGTAGCTCCTTGTGATGAACAATGTAGCCGACTCTCTCGCCGCATATCTCGCACATACCACCATCTACCATGATGCGACTGTCTATGTATGCTCGCCTGCACTTCTTCCACGCCGCCGAGTTGTAGAAGCCTTTTGCAAATTCCTTCATTGTCTTTCTCCTTTACCGCAAATAAAAAATCCCGATAAGCATTGTAGCTATCAGGATTTCTTTTGATTTCTTTTCATATTTCTATTGACATTTACTCTTTTTCGTGTTATTATATAAACAGAAAGGAGGTAGTGCAAAATGAAAAAAGACAAAGACTTTAAGCTAAAAATTGTCGAACTTGTAATCCAAGCAGTTATTGCCCTAGCCGCTCTGATTACAGCCATCAAATCTTAGCAAGTTCGGGGAGTAACCCTCCCCTCACTTCTTAGATAAAGTCAATGTCTCATGTTTATTATAACCAATCGAAAGGAGAATGACAATGAAAAATAAGATCTCTGTTTTCTCGCTCCTATTCTTTTTTATCTATGCGGTACGCACAGGCTGGACACCGATTTTAAAAATCCTTGTAATTTTAAATTCTGCCCTTGTGCTTTTACAGACAGCTTTACAATACAAGGAGGTTCTGCATAATGCCAGAAAATGAGTATATCTCTGTTACCCAATTCGCCCAGAAGTTCGGTAAGGATGTCGGCAATGTCCGCAAGCTGATTAAGGATGGTCGCATCCCTGCAATCAAAATCGGGAATCAGTGGGCAATCCCTGCCGATGCTGAACCTCCTGCCGATAAACGCGTGAAGTCCGGCGAATACCGCAACTGGAGAAAGAAAAAGGATTCTTCCGAGAAGGACCGCTGATGCGGTCTTTTTCTTTTTTTCTCCATGATACTACTATAACACAAAAGTACGTCCCTTTTGTTACCCTTTTTTCTTCGAGAGAAGATAAAAGAATTTTCTTCTTGCCTCGTAAAATTTTCTGCGTCCGACAGGTATACCTAAGTACTCCAAAGGTACGCCGTCCGCTACATTGCTGAGGATGTATGTATATATCTCCGCATCCGCTTCAATCGCCGTCTGCTCAATCATCTCTAAGTCCCGCTGCAGCTCCGTCCTTCTGATTGCTGTGCTGGCGGTCTTATCTGAAAGCTTGCCGCTACCACCACCGCTGAGCGGAGGTGAACCGACTTCCGTAATCGACCGCAGGAGCGATTGCTTTTCTCTGTATTGACGGCAAAAGTATTTTAATTCTCTGTAGCGATTGCCGGAGATATTATATCCGTCAAGCTTTAAATCTCTGTCCTTCATGGCATCCCCTCATTCCCATAATCTTTATTTCTTCAATATTCTTTCCCACTTATTCTAAAACATCTGCAAACTCACCATAACTTTTAGCCCTCCTCGGTCAGTTTTTCTGTCATTATTCAGCGCGTAATTTTAACTCTTAATACCCCCTTTTTCTTTAGGTGGATTTCCATTTTTTGTTCAAAACCTTGAAAATCATTGATTTTTCGGGAAATATTCCCTATCAAAAAATGCCAAACCCATGCCAAACTGCCAATACCCGTTTTGGCACTCCAAAAACCGTAATTTTCTAAGAAAAACACAGGTCATTTGGATGTAAAAAAGAAAGAATCTGATTGCACTTTTCCTCTCTTTTTACTCTGGCAGCTACCAGTTTTTTTCGATAAAAAATGTACTCTCCCATGGTTTATTTACCTGTTTTTTCTCTCATTCTTTTTGCTTAAAACAGTCTGTCTGCTACTGTAATTTCTCTGAAATTTACCATGACTTAATACCCTTCGCTTCGTTCACACTCAGCCCAACAATCCCTGCGCTTTCCCTGCTGTCTGTTGCACGAAAATGTCCTTTCGGATGCTGTGGATACATGAATTCAAACATGGCATAGTTCGCCAAGTCACACAAATATTCTGTGTTTCCAGTCTCTTTATATTTGTCCAAACACTTCTCCAGACTTGGAATTGCCTGCACAAATCCTTTCCCGTAATTATCTGCCACAGAGCCGTATTTGTGAAAGCTCACCCTGATTCTGTTCTTCCGCAACTCGTCAAATTTCTCGCTGTATTCCTTGTTAAAATCCATTATCTTTCCTCCTTTTCTCCAGTGCCGCTTCCGCTTCTTCTCTTGTGAAATACAGGTTCTCATAGTCATACGGTTCCCAATCATCGGCATACTTGACAGCCTTTACCGATACATCCTACACCTTCCATTCGCTGATATAAAAATAGTGGTTCGGTACGGTTTCTTCGAGGATTTCATACACCGTATCTCCGACCTTGCAAGGCAGCACCAACAGCCGCCCCTGTTCTTCCAAGTCCCTGTAGCGTTTCAGTTCCTCCAGCCAGTCAGCTTCCTTCCCAAATCCCTCCGCAGTTCTTCTGACCACTCCAAATTCATCCTCCGACAGATGTTTCCGGAGCCGTTTTTCTGCCGCTCTTAACCGGTTAATCTTTTCTTCAAGCGTCATGTTCATCACTCCAATCAATCGCCTGTCCGCAATTAGGACAGAACTTATAATCGTCATAATCTACCTCGTATCTGGTTCTGCAACAGGGGCATAACCACTCGTCAAATATGATCTCTCCATCCTCGTCATACCCATCACCTTCAAAGTCCGGTTGCTTCGGCACATGCTGTTCCAGTGCAGAAATTGCTATACCAATGGCTCCATAATGTCTCTTAAGTTCTTCCAATGATTCCCATGATGGGTTCAAGGGGCTTCCGGTCTCCATAAAACGATGTTTCAAATATTCCAGAGCTTCTTTTCTTGTCATGCTTATCCCTCCTCACAACCGCATTTGCTGCATCGGCTCAAAATTCATCCAAAGCACCTCTTGTTTTTTCTTTGAAGAGTTTCTGGCCGCACTCCATATTTTCTCTTTGTGCCAATCTTTCAAGGCATCATTGTAGAGGTCGCTCTCATAGCCGCTGATTAAAACCTTCGCCTTGCTTTTCAGTAATACATCCAGTAATTCCTCGTGCTGCTGCCTTGTCATTTCCTGCTTGTACTGTTTTCCGAATCGTGTCTCCAACAGATATGGTGGGTCGCAGTAAATCAGAGCATTTTTAAAATTAAACCGTCCAATCACATCTAACGCAGGCTTGCACTCAATCTGAGCATCCTTCAACCGTTCTGCTGCAAAAACAATCCGTTCCGGCAACTCATTCCAATCGTTCAGGCTATAAGCTCTCTCTGCCTTGAATGTCGAATTTCCACCCAGCCCTCGCTCCTGCTGTGCGGAAACCATATCCCATATTTGCCTGTATGCAGAATTTCACTGCTACATCAAAATTATTTTCTGCAGGTGCAAACGCTGCATCATAAACCTGCCTGCTGTAAGGCGTTAAATAAACTGCTCTCGCCAGACGCTCCGGATCTCGCCGCACCCATTCAAAGAAGTTCACAACTCCACCATCCAAATCGTTAATAGTCTCTATGTCGCTCGGTTTCTTCTGAAAGAAGGTTGCTCCGCTTCCGAAGAACGGTTCCAGATAACTGTGATGTTCCGGAAAGAAGGAAATAACCCAATCCGCAATACGCCACTTGCTGCCCGGGTATTTTAATATTGCTTTCATCCTCTCGCTCCTTAAAACGGCAAATCATCATCTTCCACACTTTCTTCAATCGGATAGAATCCCTCCTGCTCCGCCAGCCCCATTTGTTTTCCGGTCTGCGCCGCAGGCTTACTCTGTGCCGGCTTGCTCTCTGCATCCCTCTTACTGCCCGTAAAATAGCAATTCTCTACAACAACCGTTGTTGTCCAATGTTTCTTCCCTTCGGCATCATCCCAGCTTCTGACATTCAGCCGCCCTTCAACAGCGAACATGGCACCTTTTTTCATAAATTTTTCTGCAAACTCTGCCATGGCTCCCCATGCGATGCAGGAGATAAAATCTGTATCTGCTTGGCCATTCTTTTTGAACCGCCGATTGACCGCTAATGTATATGTGGCGTACTGCTTAGAATCCTCTGAACGCGTCCAATCCATTTTCGGGTCACTCGTCAGCCGCCCCATCAGGATCACCTTATTCATATCTGCCGCCCCCTTCTCTTGTAATGGCTTACCGCTGCGCTCTTTCGCTTATCCGCTTCGTGCAGCAAGCTTGTCTTTTTGATTCTTTCCTGCCGCTCCGCTTGCCGCTTCCCGTTCCATGCCTTGTACCTCTCACACGTCCCATGGCAACCGACAGTCCTCTCTTGGCATCCGCAGCAGGGGCAGTCCCTTCCGCTTGTGCTATATGTAATGCCTTTACCCATACCCATACCTCCTACAATAAATAAAATCCACCCGTATCCGCAGGCATCTGCGGTTTTCTCTCCTCCGCTTCATCAGGCTGCTCACCACTTTGCTTCGCAAAGCAGACTTCGTCTGCCGCCCCTTCTTGGGCGGTGGGTAAATAATTCCTTCCGATAATCGCCATAAATTCCTCTCTGCTGTGTGTTTCCTCAAACCTCCGCTGACAATCCTGTTTCAGCCGCAAATCAATCTTATGACCGTCCCGTCCGTGGACACCCTGCGTTCCTCTGTGCCATTCCGGCTTGAGCCACACCCAGAATCCGTGTTTATCCGATATCTGCCGCATTCCTGCGCCGAAATAAATATGGTGCCGCTCCAACGGACCCGTTTCTGTGTCTGTAAAATAGCAGCGTTTACTTTTTCCCTGCAAAATGGAATAGTTATGACTGCCTTTTCTTGCTCCCTGCATCTGTTTCTGCTCCTCCCTCATATTCTCCGTAGTCCATGCCGCCCCGACGAACAGCCTTCATATACCGCACCCAACCGATTTCTGCAAAATAGTCCTCGGTCTGCATAATCACATCAAATCCCTTCGGCGGTCTCAGGGATACCTTTCTTTTGGTTTCCTTGATAACCTCCAGCTTCACTTCGGGCTTTTTCAGATTCCTGCTGGTGCTCCAACGCTTTGCGCCCTTTCTGATATTTTCCTTGGATATGTAGCTTGCAAGGCGGTTGTCCTTCTGGTTCTTGTAGAGCTTTTTTATCAGAACTGTGCCATGCCCCCATTTTTCCAGAAGGATCTCCAGTCCCTCCTTCATGCTCAGACCTTCAAATCCGCTCATGACAATGTGATGATGCACCCTTCCGTTCTTCCCCTGGGTTTCCGTTACCGCGACATACATCAATTCTGAAAATCCGTTTTTCTTGCGATACCGTTTCAGCCGCAGGAGAAAATTTGCAAGCAGCTTTCTTGCCTCCTCTACGCTCACTTCCATTCCGTAGGTCAGCAGAACGAAATAATCATCCCCATTGAAATTCGTATTGATAATGCGTGTCAGCTTCTTTCTGGCGATTTGCAGATTTCTTTTTGCCTGTTCCTCGGATGTCAGATTTTCGCTCCGACCTCTTTCGTATTTTTTACCGATGGTTCGAGGGCAGTAAAATTCCTCCACCTCGTATACATCCCCAGACCGAATCTTCTTCCTGTACTTTGGCATTCCCGTTCCTCCTTTATATAAATAAGAGCGTGTCCATTAAGTTAATTGCTTTATGGACAGTCTAAAGAGACCGCCGCCTCTTGAAAAAACAGTCTCGGGAATACCGCAAACCCCTTGATAAATTAAGGATTCTGTGTTATATTAAATATAGATATGTACGGTCTCCCAAGACCTTCCCGTCTGCGTCAACAGGCGGGCTTTTTTTATGTGTTATCGTGTTTCTTCCTTATATACTGATTCTGCTTCTTCCTCATAAGAGGATGCGCAGTCGCACTGCTCCCCATGGTCCAGATGTGCGCCGCAGTCCGTGCAGACCTCATACTTTCCTTTGTTCCTTCTATCTGTCATACCGCTCCCTCCTTACAAATTATCCTGTACGCTCTGGCAAAGTGATTTCAGAGCCTTTCTCAGCTTATCCGCTTCTTCCTTACCTTCAGTTTCCTCTACGCCATCAATGCAGGTCAGCATTTTGTTGATTTCTCCCTGCACCGCCTCAAAATGCACCTTAAAAACTGTAATGCCGGAGGAGCCTGCCGCTTTCAGCTTCTTTTCTGTATCTGCCTTTACCTGTGCCAATTCCTCCTTGGCTTTCAGCATGGCTTCCTCCACTTCCTTCTGTGCGGCTTCATGCGCTTCAATGGCTGCCTGTGCCTCTGCCGCTTCCTTTCTGGCTTTCTCTGCATCCTTCTTTGCTTTATCCAGTTTCTTCTGCATGGCTTCTTCTGCCTTCTGATTGGCGGTGTTTTCCGCTTCTCTGCGGATTTTTTCCAGTTCGGATTCGTCCGGAAGTGCTGTCTGCTCTGCCTGCATCCGCAGCTCATCCATTTCACTCTCCATGGCGGCAATCCGCTCCTCCGCTTCTCTCTTGGCTTGCTCCGCCGCCTCCTTCTGGTTAACCAGTGCTTCCAGCTTATCCTCTGTCTCCTGATAGGCGGCATCCACAGCGTTATCCTTTTCCGTCCGGAACAGATCCAACTGCGACTGTAATTTTTCTTTTTCTGCGCGTTCCGCTTCCAGCTCCTTCAGCAGACGCTCCATTTCCTTTGTTGTCATGGCGGCAACCGTTTTTTCTTCCCCGTCAATCTCGTGCGCCTCGCCGACAAATTCTTCCCGTTCCTCTGCTGGCATGGAAAGCAGGAGCAGAGCCTTTGTTGCGCTGTTCCTCATGTCCGCAATCAACTGCGGATTCCGGTATTCCTTTGCGATACGCATGAAATTCTGTGCGGTACGTTCCGAAAATTCCACCTCATTCTGCAGCCATGCACCCCATGCGCCATGCGGCAGTGTCAGCTTCGCCTCATGCAGACGCTTCCCAATCTCGATAATGGCGTTGCCTGCCTGTGATTTGTAAAAATTGATTTCCTGTGTAATGACCTCAATCGGTCTTGTGATTTCGTTCATGCTGCTGCCTCCTTAGCCTTCTTTTTTCCGCCTTTTTTCACGACTTTTTCCATCCACATATCCACAAAGTTCTTCACATCCGGGTTTCTGTCATAGGATGCGTTATGCTCTGTGCGGCATTGGATCACCCTTTTCTTCTGCAATTCCAATGTATAAAAGGGCTTGTCCGGTTCGCTTACCTTTCGCAGGAAGAATATCGCAGTTTCTCCCTCTGCCATACGTTTGATGTATCCGCCGACACAATGATGCAGGGTTTTTCCCTCTGCCATCAGCTCCATCTGTTCTCTCGCAGGGCGAATGAAAAATTCTCCTTCGCTCCACGCGAAATTTTCCAGCTTTTCTACTGCCTTTTGGAATTTCTCCTGGTCTGCTTTATTTCTTTCAAATTTGACCTGTTCCATCGTGCGGTTGTGTGCAGCTGTCAAATCCTTCGGGAAAAGAATCTCCTTATCGTGTAAATCAATGTGCAGCTGCTCACACTCTTGCAAATAATCCCGATAGACTCGTGCCGTATCATTCTGAGATATGATTCTTCTATCCGGATTTTTCTCTTCCCTCTTGTCTGTCTGGTTTTTAATGTATTTCAGAATCCTTCCTGCATTTGCGTATGGTGTTGCTCCGCTCCAAAGCTGTATATCCACTTTCGATTCCAGCACCAACTGTATCTCGGTATCTGTGATTTTTCCGCCGTATCTTTCCCAAAGGTCATTCACACGCTGAATATCATTCAAGTTCCACTCCTCCGGCGGCATCAGCTTCAAAATCCGCAGCGGAAATTTGAAGCACTCCTTCAGCTTTTTCCGCTCCCAGAGGATAGCGTTTCTGTTTTCCCTGTCCATGCCGAAAATCCTGTTATGTACAATATTCCTGTATCCCGCTTTCCAAAGAAATTCAACGACCGGATACCTTGCGTGGTATTCTAAGAAATAAATCGGATTTTTGTTGTGTCTTTCCGCCGCAAGATAATCGTCAATGTCTGCATACTGCATTGCCGTACCCTGTAGGGCTGTTTCTATGCCGCCTGTATAAAAATAATACCCACCGTCATAGATGCGGTTGTCGCTCCATCTGGTCCATTCGTCCAGCTCGTACCGCTCTGTACGCATATAGTAGTTATCCTTCCCCTGCTTTTGCCATTTAGCTGTTTTTGCTCCTCTGATGGCATAGCGCACAGTCTCCTGTAAAAAATCTTCGATATGTTCCCACCTCGCCGTATGGTCTCTGCGTAACAGCCATTGTCGGAAAAAGACCGTCTTGCCGTCCGTTCCCTTCTGCACCGCAATGATATTTTCAATGTAATTTGCGGCAAACGCAGAGCCGTCCTCCAGAACGCAGGAAACCCTTGCGCCACAGTTCGGACAGTTAACCCTTGTACTCTGCGTAAAACGTCTGCCTCTGGCATGGACTTTCCTGCCGCAAACAGAACAGGTACCTTGGACATTTCCTTTTTTATAAATGATTACTCTGTCCTCCGGCAGAACCTCCCGCCGTATGTAGTCAATCATTCCTTCCGGTATGGCTTCGGGGCAAAGCCGATAGTCCTCATCCATCAGTTCGCCCCGATCCTTTCTGGTCTTTGTTTTTATGTGTTCTATGGTCTGCGAAACCCATTTTTGAAGGTTGTCCAGCTGATGATTCCTCGTTCCGGTTGATTTCAAAAACCGTTGCAGCAGCTTCTCCTCCCTCGGAGAAATAAGAACATACCCATTCCACCACATAGATCCGCTGAAACAATCCAGAACCTTCTGCTGAATTCTGCCTTCGTGATTGATGCCCCTTACCTCTTTGCTTTTCTTGGCGCACACAATGCGGAAGGAGGGTGTGTTTCTTGCGTATACGTTACAAGCGGTGTTTTCCAAGAAATCAACCACAAGCAGACGTTCCCCGTCCACCACAGGCTCCTTGACCGTTACCTTCCAGCGCACTCCGCTTTCCTCGCAGAACGGGGCAAACGGCATTGCTTGTATCTTTTTCAGATTCATGCCCTCGCCTCCTTACAGGAAATCTTCCAGACTGACGCAAACGCCTTTTTTGGGTTCTTCCGCAGGTGTCTGCGGATTTGCCGTTAAGCCGAAATATTCTCTTGCCCAGCCGTATACCACAGAATCCTCAATGACAGCGCAGTTTCCCATTTTTTGTTTTTCTGCCTTCTTTGTAATCTCAACCAATGCCCTATTTAATGTCTTTTCCGCCTGTAGAATCTGCTCCGCTGCTGCTTCTGTTGTAATCTGGTCAATGATGTACTCCCCGATAAGCGCACGGTATTTATCGTTTGGACTCATCTGAATCTGTAAATTTATCTTTTTAATCGCATCCTCGATTTTTCCCATTGTCAAAACCTCCGCCTTTTCTCCTGTTTCTTTCGATTTGTGATAAAATAAATTTATATGGCTTCTCGAAGCAGCATCCCCGGTCAAAGGGGGTGATTACCATGTTCTTCTTCTTTTTCTTTTGGGAGTTTCCTAACATTCTTTCCGAGCGTCTCACACACGCTATGGAAAAAATGAATATGGATATCAGCACGCTTGCTCTTCTGGCAAACATTTCTCCTGTTACCGTTCAGCGTTGGTTAAGCGGAGAATATGAACCCAGAAACAAGAACCTACGTGCCATTGCTCATGTGCTCAATACTTCCTCCAGTTACCTTAATGGAGAAGTAAATTGATTTTCCGTTTGCATCGTTATTTTAAATTTCCGGGGATGCTGCTCCGAGAAGCCATATTTTCATTGCACAAATCCTGCTTTTCTGCTACTATGTAATTGACTATTTATCCATTCCCCCGAGGCGTGCCACCGCCAAAGGGGATATTTTATTTTTCTTTGAAACACTTTTCGTATGTCATGCCTGTCTCCTTCAGAATCAGGTCAATGACATATTTCGTTGTCCCTCTCTCGCCCTTCATCAATGTGATTACCGTTTTATGGGCTACCCCGATTCTTCCGGCAAAGTCACTGATAGATTTACAGTTCATCCATATCCATTTCTCCAGATTCGGGTAAATGCTCCATCCTGCGTCCTTCATTCCTTCACCACCTTTCTGCGAAATTCATCCTTGAAGAAGAAATACTCCGTCAGAACATTCACTCCCAGACACACGCCTAGAGCCGTCATAATGTACATATCTCCGAAGTAATACAGAATAGCCCCGATGACCGTCAGATCCGCTACAATTGCCGCTACGGCATAGCACACAAACCGTAACGCCCAGCGAATTGGTTTCCGTAAACGTCTGCGTTTTTTCATACTCTCACCTCTCTTTTCCTCCAATTCCCCTCTTCGTCTATGGATGCCTGTAGATGTATCAGTATGATCCCGTCCTCCTCCAGAAGGTCTAAAATCTGCTGCTTCGTCAGCTCCGCAAGGAATCTGTCTCCACCCCTGCAAAAATCGACCAAATACAGCGGCTCAGAGGATAATAGAACGCCCTTTCTCAACCTCCCGGGCTTCGGCAGATGAATGATGCATTGATTCTTCATCTTTAACCCCCTAGCTTGCTTTTTCATCCTCTGTAAGGACATTTTCAAGCGAAGGAAAGTCCTTCTCATTCATTGCAGACAGCTTTTCGCTGATAGAATCCTGTAATTCTTCCATTGTTCCGCCGACCACCTTAGAAGTAATCGGCACACCAAACGAGGTCATGTACTCTTTCATTCTTTATCCTCCTTCCGCTTTTTAACTGCATCCAGCGCCGCTGATGCCGCATACAGAGCAATTATCATCATTACCAATCCCACCACACCCACGAAGGTCAGCAGGGCAAAGGCGGCAAGTATACTCAACATTCTGTGCCTTCCTTTCAAATCGTTTCCTTAACTTACATCTTTACCTACACCATTTTCTTCTATCAAAATCTTCCTTTTACCTACAATTTGTGATATATTTAGGGCAAAGGGGGGATTCTTCATGCGGGATAGATTTTGGGCTATGTACTCCGAAACGCAATTTACTTACTTCTACTACTGGCAATATCGGGATTTATCACAAAAAATCGACTTTTGGCTTCGTGTAGTCTCTACGTTTACAACCGGTGGCAGCGTTGCAGCAATTTTGCTGAAAAAATCAACACCCATAATCTGGACAATCCTTATTGCAATTTCCCAAACCTACCAGTGTCTCCAACACCTTCTTCCATTTCAAGAAAGAATGACTCGAATTGATTATTTCTTGCCGCCATTCAGAAATCTTCTTAATGAAATCAAAAGAGAATGGGAGCGCATTGATAGTCTTAGTGATGAAGAAATAACCGAATCTATTTATGAATTTCAAAAACAATTCATTTCACTGGAGCAAGACTACATCGGTTCCTATCCTTTTCCTCACAGAAGATGCTGCAAAAGGAAAGCTGATAAATCACTGAAGGAACATTTTACTTATCATTACAATTTTTAAGGAGGCTTAGAAATGTCCGAAAACAAACCAAACACTCCCAATACACCCACTGACCCTTCTGTAGGTATTTTCCATGGTGACAACGCCCCTACTCCTGGCTATCGTCCGCCCACCCCACCTCCGAAAACAACTAAGAAGAATTGAGAGTGATTATTCACTCTCTTTTTTCTTGTTCCGAGGTGGAGGGCAAGGTGGTCTAAAGCCTGGATGCAGTTCGTCTCTCTGACTTCTCTGCCTGCAAACAAAAGCAATTACCATTATCAAAACCTGCACTGCACTTGCTAGCAGAATAATAATTGCAGCACATTCTTCTTCTGTCATAGAAACACCTCCTTTTAGCTTACGTCCTTATCCTTTTGCTGTTTAAAAGCAACTTTTAAAGTTACTCCTCTGCAAAAAAAATTTCAATCGGATTATCAATGTGCAATTCATCAATCATAATCTGAATTTCATCACTTCCGAATACCCCAATTTTCATCTTTTCGTAAAATGTTTTTGGCGTAATTCCAATTTTTCTTGCAATATCAGACTGAGAATACCCCTTTTCCGCAATAACTCCGCGAAGTTTATCTGTTCTAATCAACAAATCACCTCCATTCTTTATATATCTGCTACCATTATAATACCTACATTTTGGTAACTTGTCAAGATGTTTTTTCTTGCATTTATAACTTTTTTGTGCTATCATTAAGTTACTTCGAAAGGATGTGTTTGTATGGATACAATCGGAAAAAGAATCAAAAACCTACGTTGCAACAAAATGCACATGAGTCAGGTTGCTTTTGCTGACGAAATAAATGTTTCAAAACAAACACTATATAAATATGAAAATGATATTGTAACAAATATCCCTTCGGACAAAATTGAGGACATTGCAAAATTCTGCGGTGTTTCCCCCTCTTATCTCATGGGATGGGAAGATGCAAACCCCCTCCCCGAAGGCGCCATCCCCTACGTTCCCGAACCAATGGTAAACGTCCCTCTGGTCGGCTCTGTGAACTGTGGCACGCCGCTATTCGCCGAGGACAACATCGAAGGCTACATCCCCACCCCCGAATCTGACCTCCAGACGGGCGAAACCTACTTCTGGCTCAGAGCCAAGGGGAACAGCATGATAAACGCAGGCATCCATCATGGCGATTTGCTCCTTATCCGCCAACAGGCTGATGTGGATAATGGAGATATTGCCGTTGTCGCCGTCAATGGTGACGAGGCTACCTTGAAAAGAGTGAAAAAACAGGAAAATGCGCTAATTCTCCAACCCGAAAACCCCGCCTGTGAACCGAAAATCTTTGTTGGTAAGGATATGGAAAATATAAATATCCGCGGTAGGCTGATGCAGCTTAGAAAGGAATTCTAGATTTAAAAAAACTCCCCCTACAGTACCGCGAATACTATAAGGGGAAAAGAAAGTCGTTGCCTAACAACCCTCCAAACAGAAAATATCACAATTCGTGAATATTGTCAAATTAAGGAGGGTAAATCATGAAGAAAGAAAAGCCAACAACAAAAACTTGTAAGCACTGCAAAACGGAAATGCCTATTGATGAAAAGGTATGCCCGAACTGCGGTAAAAAACAACCAAACGGTTGTCTCATTGCAATCATTGCTCTGGTAGTGGTTATTGTGATTCTCGCATTGCCTTTTGGCGGCAGTGATGACACAAAAGAACCTGATACCGAACCAACCAAGACTTCTAAAACAGATACAAAAACACCCAGCGAAGACGATATCCAAAAAGCTATTGAAGAAGATAGCACTATCTTTGATTTAGTTGAAACATCCGAAAACTTGACAAATACCTTGCTGATTGCTGTTTCTAATACAGAATCGGGAACTACAACCACTCTCGATGTATATGACCTCTCCGGTCAAACAGAGCGTTCTCAGTACCATCTTTCGTCCCAACTCCCGAAGAAAGATGGTACAAATGATGAATATGTAGAGGCAGCAAAAAATTATATCCTAAACGGCATGATGATTGCAAGTGATATGCACTCTTACCTTGATAAAAACAAATTAGATGATTTGTCTGATTACAAAAAGAGAGTTGAAGCACAGCAGAACTATACCTTGTCCGTCGTTTCGGCAAGAATGGTATACCTTTCTGATGCAGGAGTGCCAGAAGATAAAATTAACGAAATTCTCGGAACAAATTCTGATACAGAATAAACTTAAAAAATCCCCCTTCCCGCTACCAACAGGAAAGAGGATTCATATAGCGGTCATACCGTGGTATAATCCGCCCTCGACAAGCAGATTATAACACAAGACCGCTTTATTTGCTATACCCAAAATCAAATAAAGGAGGTCTGAATATGTTAAAAGCAGCATTATATGCCCGCGTATCCTCTGAGGAACAGGCAAAACGGGAAAACTCTATTCCTGCACAGCTGCGCGCCCTGCGTGAATATTGCCAGAAGAATAATATTGAAATATTCAAAGAATACAAGGACGAAGGCATCACCGGACAGATTAGTAAACGCCCTGCGTTTCAGCAGATGCTTTCCGCTGCCTTTTCCGGAAAAATCAATGTGATTCTTGTTCATAAATTTGACTGCTTCGCTCGTAAGGTGGAATTGTCCCGCTCTGTTAAAAACAGCTTGCAAGCCGCCAAGGTGAATGTGGTTTCCATCACAGAACCTATCGAGGACAGTCCTATGGGATTCTTTATGGAAGGGCTTTATGAGCTGATGGCTGAATATTATGTACGCAATCTCTCCGCAGAGGTATTCAAAGGAATGAATGAACGCGCTTTGAAAGGAAAACACATGGGGCAGATGCCCTACGGCTATTATTGCAAAGACGGAAACGTCTATGTAAACGAGACACAGGCGGAGGTTATCCACAAAATCTACAGGTTTTATGACGATGGTTGGGGACACATGAAAATCGCCAAATGGCTGAATGAAAGCAAAATCCCCACCTATAAGGGCATCATCGGAGGATGGCAGACATTTCAGGTCAAGCAGATTTTGAAAAATTCCAAATACATCGGCGAAAACCTCTGGAATGGCACCGTATACCCTGCTGATTTCCCCGCTATTTTGGAGCCGGCTCTGTTTCACCGCGTGCAGGAAAAATCCAATCTTATGACACGAACACATACCTACAGAGGAAATAACTATACCAAACATCACCTTCTGGGGTTGCTTTACTGTGGCGAATGTGGCAGCATTATGCGTGTCAAGCCTAACCAAGATTGGCAACGCCGCAAGTTCGACACCTACACCTGTCGGGATGCCAGCCAATACAGGGGAGATTGCCGCTTCACAAAGATATTTGATGCCGCAAAGCTGGAAAGTGAAGTGGATGCTTATCTTAGAAGCGTCCTCGCAGGTGCGCCTATTTCCTTAATTGTCAGCAAGGATGCAGAGAAGGTGAAGCCAGCAGATGCTTCCAAAAGCCAGATCGAAAAAATAAATGCTGAGCTCAAGCGAGCGAAGGATGCTTATTTAAGCGGCGTTTTCGATTTGGATGAGTACAGGGAAATTCGCCAAGGTTTGGAGAATAACAAAAAAATAATAGAAGCGGAAACAAAGAATGTGCCTGCCCCTCTCCGGGCAAACGAAAAAGAAGATATTCTGCGCAAAAAAATAAAGTCCGCATGGGATTTATATAAAAATGTGCAAACCGCAGAAGAAAAACGAACTATCCTAAAGACATTTATCCATAAAATTCTTATATATAGGGATAGGTGGGAGGTTGTTTTCTATATATAGCGGTTTTATATACACCCAAAATTGATAGGTGCATGACCGCCGATGTTATTTGTCTGTTGTTTGCCGTTTGACACAGAATCATCTCCTTTCATAAATATTTATTATAGCATAAGGGAGTAAATTTAGCAAAACGGTTTTTGTTATAGTCTGCTGCGCAATCGAAATTTGTATCATAGGAGGTAAAAAACATGAAGAAAATCGAAGGTTTATATCGCAGCTACTGCCACGAAAGAGAACTAGAAATGCAGGAGTATCACACAGGAGGGAACGGGATGAAGGAATTGCAGGAATTTTTGAAAAGCAAGCTCAATGCGGACGATTATTTCACTGCGGAAGAAATGCTGAATGATTTGATTGCCGAGACGGAAGAAAAAGGCTTTGCGGCGGGG